GCCGGTCTAGGTGAGTCGTTCAAGTACGGCGGAAGCATGGCCAAGATGGCCGGTCTTTCCGTTGAGGAAACCGCCGCAGCGTTCACCCTGATGGGTAACGCCGGTATGCAGGGCTCCATGGGTGGTACGGCCGTTGGTGCCGCACTGCGTTCCATGATGAAGCCTTCCAGGTTCGCTAAGAAGGAGATGGAGGCTCTAGGGCTTTCGTTCCAGACGGCTAACGGAAAGCTCAAGCCCCTTCCGCAGATCATTGATGAAGTCGGCAAGTCCGGTGCCACCAATGAGCAGTTCCTACGCATCTTCGGGACCGAAGGTGGTCGCGCTATCTCGGCTCTGTCTGAGCAGGGCTCCGGCGCGATGCGGAAGCTGACAAAGGAAATTGAAGGCGCGTCGGGTACCACCGACCGATTCGCTAAGGACATGAGCACTACCGCTAAGGCGGGAATGCAGGGCTTCACGTCGGCCCTTGAGGGCCTGGCAATTGCAGTATCTGAGAGTGGCGTACTCGACGCGTTTACGCAGGTGCTCACCAAGGTCACTGCGTTTGTGCGGAAGCTGACCGAGACGAATCCACAGATCATGAAGTGGGGTTTCGCTATCGGTGCGGTGGCAGTAGCCATCGGTCCGACTGTTGCAGCGATGGGGTTTCTGTTCGGCTGGACTGCCCGTCTGGGTCCGGCGTTCCGGTTGGTCTCTAAGGGGGCTACGGGAACGGTCGGTGCCCTCGGACGTCTTGCCGGTGGATTCCGTTCCTCGCAGGTCGCTGCGTCGCAGTTCTCGGGGCGCATGGGGTCGCTGGGTGGCGCGATACGCACGGGTGCAAGTGCGGTTGGTTCTGGTCTGCGGACCATGGGCACAGCAGCGCTGGGCATGGCGCGTACGGCCGGAACGGCTGCGGCAAGTGCCGGTCGCGCGATGCTGACGATGGCTGCCAGTGCGGCCCGTACAGCGATCCAGTTCGGGCTTTCCATGGCGCGCATGGCCGCTTCTGCTGCTATGAGTGTGGCGAGGATTGCCATTCAGTTCACTGTGCAAGCTGCGGTGGCTACAGGGCAGTTCCTCGCGTCCATGATCCGGGTGGCGGCGGTGTCCATTGCTCAGTTCGCGATGATGTCCGCGCGGGCGATCGTATGGGCGGCGACGATGGCCGCTCAGTGGCTCATTGCGATGGGTCCGATTGGTTGGATCACAGCCGCAGTGATCGCGCTGGTTGTGCTGATCGTCGCGAAGTGGGATGCCATTAAGGCCGCTTCGGCGGCTACGTGGGACTGGATTTGGAACAAGATCAAGGGTTTCGCGCAGTTCATGTTGGACCTGTTCATGACGTGGTCCATCGTCGGGATCATTATCTCGAAGTGGGATGCGATCAAGTCCGGGACTACCCGGCTGTGGAACGGCATCGTGAATTGGGTCAAGGGCATCCCCGGGCGCATCGTTGGGTTCTTCCTGAACTGGACGCTGCCCGGCCTGATCATCAAGCATTGGGGTGCGATCAAGACCGGCACGGTTCGCGTGGCCGGTCAGATGTTGACCTACGTGAAGGGCCTACCCAAGCGCATCGTTGGGTTCTTCGGGAACTTCAACATGATGCTCTACAACAAGGGCAAGGACTTGATCAAGGGCCTTTGGAAGGGCATCAAGTCCATGGGCAGTTGGCTCAAGTCAACGCTTATGGGCTGGGCTAAGGACATGATCCCGGGGCCGATCGCTAAGGCGTTGGGCATCCACTCGCCGTCCCGCGTCATGCGCGATCAGATCGGTAAGTGGATCCCGCCGGGTGTGATCGACGGAATCGACCAGGCTAAGCCGGAACTAGACCGCACGATGCGAGATCTAGTCACGGTGCCCCCGCTCCCGAAGCTTCCTGCCCTGGACGCACCAGGGGTCAATGGGAACACCCCGTTGGGTGCTGTCCCGATGAATGCCGGTAGCGCTCCTGCGCTGTTGGGCCGACGCGACGGGGTCACGGTCAACGTTCGCACGAACGCGAACCCGTACGAGATCGGCAAGGCGATTGCATGGGAGGTTAGGACTAGTGGCCGCTGAGTTGCGGCCCGCTCCTACGGGCGTTGGGGTCACCGTCGACAGCGATGGTGTCCCCAACGTTGCGTGGAATGGGCTTTCGTGGGCCGACCGGTACGAACTGACCGTTACCGATACGGCGTCGGGTGACATCGTTGGGATGTATTGCACGACCACACCGAGCAAGGTTCTGACGGATCTTAAGCACGGGACGTTTGACGTCCGCGTGTTCGCTTCCGCTGTTGGCAGCGATCAGCACTTGATCCTCTCCGACCGATCCGGGCCCGTCCGGTTCGATCTAGTCGCTGAGAACATGTCCGAGGTGCTGTTGCCGTACACCGGCGCGGAGTGGACGGCTTCATATCGGGGTGTCCTACTCGGCGGCGAGTCCGCTGCAATCCTGGATGAGGTTGGGGGGCTACTACAGACCCCCGATATCCAGTCGGATGACCTGGACCTGTTGCAGCGCGATGGGCTGGCCCCGGGGCGTGACTACCTGGGTGGTCGTACGGTCACCCTGTCTATGACTGTCATGGGTTACGAGAACATCGCCGAGGTCTCGGCGGCTTTCTCTTCCACTCGTGATGAGTCGCCTTTGCGGTTCCGGTTCCCCGGAGTCTGCGACGGGCAGGCGGCTGAGGTGTGGTGCCGTGTGCGCAAATCGGATGTGAAGCTAGATGAGTTGTACGCGCGTGGTGCTGCGAAAGTGACTGTGGAGCTGTTCGCGACCGACCCGCGCATGTACGGGCCGACCAAGGTTCGCGAGATTTCCCCACCGTCGTACTCGCCGGATGGGTTCGCTTGGCCAATCACGTTCCCGTTCGCGTGGCCTGCCGAGGATGAGAACGAGGGTGCGACGGAACTACCGGCCGCTGAGTCGGTAGGTGGTCGCGTCGAGACGTGGCCGACGTTCGAGATTAAGGGTGCAGTCACTCGCCCCGTACTTCGGTACGGAGACGGAGAGTTGGCCTACACCGGCCCCGCTATCGGCACGTCCGAGATTCTGACGCTGGACTCTGCGCGTCGCGCTGTTGTGCTCGGTTCCGAGTCTCGTTACACCGACCTGGACCGGTCGTCCCGGTGGTTCGCGCTTGAGCCTGGCTCTTCTGCCTCGGTTTCTGTCCACGCGGACGCGTGGGGGTCTACCGCTGTTTGTCGTGTCCGATGGCGCGACGCATGGATATAGAGCACCTACTCACGTGAGTAGGTGACGAGAGAGGTTCGATTATGGGCACGGTCCTTGACGGAACAACGGCCCCCATGTTCGGGCAGGGTGGCAGCTACTCGGCGCGCAATATGCGTCGACTGGTTGCCGCCCTCCGGGGCAACCGGGATGGGCTGACGTACACCGCTGGCAACTTCTACGTGGGGTCCAGCTCGGCCAACCTGCGTGTGAGTGCTAAGCAGGGGTCACAGGCGTTCGTCTGGTCTGCCGGGAAGGCGGACCTGTACCTAGTCGACTATGACGCGGGAGCGTCGTACCTGTACCTGCCGATTCCCGCTGTCAGTAGCGGAAGTCAGAAACATGTTGCGTATCTCGCGATCAATGACACCGAGGCGGTTGCCCCTAAGTGGACGTTCGGGCTCGCCACGGGTGCCGTTACGTCCGGGGAGGTGCCTACCGCGCCCCCGGCATCTGAGTACCCGTACCCCGAGGTTCTGCGGCTAGCAGAAATCACGGTCAAGGCCGGTGCAACTGGGCTTGGCCCGGGGACGGTTGTGCAGCTACTAGGGCAGACGTCCAGCTAGGGGGAAGTGTGTACAGGGTCCTTTGGACTGAGCTTAAGTCGGGCGCCGTTCGCGGAGAGATGCCAGCAACGGCACTCTCGTATGAGGAAGTTGTGAACTCCCCGGGGTCCGCGAACATCACCATTCCATTGGACCCTTCACGCCAGGCTGAGGGGCTTGAGGCGATCCAGCCGGGCATGCATGGAGTTTGGGTAGAGCGTGATGGGGTCCTGATGTGGGGCGGCATCCTGTGGGCATGGAATGCCAACCTGGAGGCGGGGTCGCTGGAGCTTCGCTGCGAGGGAATGTGGTCGTACTTCCGCCGCAGGTTCGTTCGTGAGAAGTGGTCCAACACCGGCGACCCGGTTCTACTCAAGAGCTACAACCAGGTGACGGACATCCTGATTCGCAACATGGGTTCGGGCTTCACGCCGGACCCTGGTCAGGTTGTCTATGAAGCGGCGCCACTGTACGAGCTGCCGAAGCTAGGCGACTACGCCAACTACCCCAACAAGGGGTACAACCACGAACGCACCTACTGGCGACACGAGCGTAAGCAGGTTGCCGAACTGGTCGAGCAACTTGCCGCTGTCGACAAGGGGTTCTTGTTCCGGCATACCCCGGTCTACTCGGCGGAGACCGGCAACCCGATCATGCGCATTGAGTTCCTGCCACAGAACGGCCAGGCAACCGGGATCCACCTTCGGCACGGCGACAACTGCAACGTGACTGAGGTGTCCAGCGACGCTACGTCAATGGTGACACTGCCATGGACGACCGGAGCCGGTGACGGTTCGCGGCAACTCTCGTCTGAGTCCAACGCGTTGGAGCCCAGCGACGGGGGAGAGCAGATCTTTAACAACACCCTCGAACGTCGGTTGCCGCGTCTTGAGTCTGTCGAGTCTTTCTCGGATGTGACCAAGGTTTCCACGCTGAACGGCAAGGCGCGGAAGATGCGGCAAGAGGGCTCGGCCCCTGTCGTCATGCCGTCGATCTTGCTTCACCCTGGCGTGTTCCCCGGGATCGGGGAGATTCGACCCGGTGACAAGGTGACCGCCGCCGCGAGTCTGGGGCTTGTCTCGTTCGACGCTGAGTTCGTGGTCACGACGGTTGCAGTCGAAGTGTCGGGCCCATCGGAACACGTGACGCTGACCGTTGCCCCCTCGGAGGTCTTCTAATGGCACTGAACGCCGTTCTCCCGCCCTCCCAGGGCGCAGACATGAATGAGCTAAGGCGACGTCTCGCAGTGCTTGAGCGGGCCCGTGGTGGCTCCGGGGTTGAGCGGTTCCCAGTGACCCGCAACACCGACTCGACGCGCCTTGCGTTTGCCGGTCGGGTCAAGTCCGGTGACCGCACGGTTTCAACCGGCCTGGATGTCGAGACCGCGCTAGCCCCCCAGTACGGACAGCGCGTAATCGCATGGGTTGCCGGTACGGGATCCAGCACACCCCCAACTGACCCTGATTGGAAGATGGTTCGGGTCAACAACCTGGGGTCCGGTGCAGCGGGGGACGCGCTGGGCTCGCAGAGTGTTGTTACCGGCGTTACGTCGGTCAAGACACAGCTACCGATTGAGTTCCGCGACCCGCTCACAACTGACGACGACTGGTCGACGTTCTTCACTGCGTCGGCCGCCGGGATCGATGTTGTGTCGACGCTGGTCCGCTCACAGTTCAGTGTGACCGCGTCACCCGACTACGGGTTCAGTGTGCGGCTGGCTTCCGCTCCTCGGGTCGGCGGTGGGGGATCGGTTACCGGCGGTGTGACCGCCTCCATCCCGGCAATGCCCAACGCTTCGACCCGTACCGGGCGCCTGTACTTCGCTTGGGTGCACGACTTGCCCACGGGGCCGGATGGGTTCGAGACATGGGACCAACCGCAGTGGTTTCTAGTGGATGTGAAGTCCAAGCGCTCTCCATCCGCTGACTTGGCGACGGACTATGCAGAGGTTCGCGCCCCATTCGAGTTCTACGGCACACCCGAAGAGGCTGCCCCGTCGCCGTCATGGTGGCCGAGTGGCGCCCGTTGGGTGTGGCGTGTGGACGGTTCAAACGTCGCCCATGGGTGACAGGAAGTGAGCCCACTATGGGTGACAAGTACGGCAGCTTTGCCGAGATGGCAGCGAACGAGCCGGAGGGCAAGGCGTGGACCCGCGAATGGTGGTTCAACGACGACTCCGACCTATCCCACATCGCCATTCACGGCGGTGGGATTGAGCAGGGGACGACCGAAGCGGCACGCGCCGGAGCGTGCGGCACCAACAACTACTTTTCGCTGCTAGGCAAGAAGGCGTCGGGGAACGGCGATCTCCATGTGACGTCTACGCACTTCGACGAGCCGAACGTAACTGCTCTACAGGCGCGCATGGTTCGTACGGTGTCCTGGCATGGGTACGCCGGTGCGGCACCAGCCACCATGATCGGTGGACTGGATGACGAGTTCATTCGCTGGGCTCGCCTGACGCTGACCGAGGCAGGTTTCAACGTGGCGACTACCACGGCCGACAAGGCTGGACGCAACCCGGCGAACATCTGCAACCGAAACCTACTCGGCAAGGGTCTACAGCTTGAAATCTCCACGGGGCAGCGTTCCGCGTGGTTCAAGGACAACGACCCGTCCGCCGGGAACCGTGGCAACACCACGCCAGAGTTTGACCGCTACGTGAACGCTATCCGTATCGCGTACCGACGCATGCGCGCCTAACGAGACGGAGCACAACTCATGGACTTCACGCACCTATTCGGCGTCGCTGAGACCGTCGTCCCCATCCTGGTGTTCCTGGCCTACTCGTTGCAGAAGTGGAAGGCCGGTCTACATGACACGTGGAAGAGCGAAGCGACAGCGCAGAGCGAGCGGGCCGACCGGCTAGACCAGGACGTAAAGCGACTGGTTGCCGAGGTTGCCGCACTACGTGCCGAGAATGCCGAACTACGGGCACAGATCGCCGAGTTGCTGCGGCGCTAGTACCCACACACCATCAACCCACCTACTCACGTGAGTAGGTGACGCCCCGTCCGGCGATTCCGGGTGGGGCTTTCGCATGAAAGGAGACAGGGCATGTCCCGCTTCAGTGGCGCAACTTGGCGCCCCATCCCAGACAACTACACCGCCGGGGGTCAGGACTCCGTTCGTGGCGTCGTGATTCACATCATGGATGGCACGCTAGCCGGTACCGATTCCTGGTTCCGCAACAAGTCTGCGCAAGCGTCGAGCCACTTCGGCACCGGTCGTGACGGAAAGCTGTATCAGTGGGTTGACACTGCTAACCGGGCATGGGCACAGGCCGGAGGCAACCGAACCTGGCTGAGCGTCGAGAACGAGGGGCGGGGAGGCGATGCGCTGACTGACGCGCAGATCACCCGGTGCGCCGATGTGCTGCGGTGGGCTCACGAGGTTTACGGCGTGCCGCTACAGGTGACCAGCGACCCGAACGGGCGGGGGCTCGGCTATCACGCGATGGGCGGTAGTGCGTGGGGCGGTCACACTTCCTGCCCTGGCTCGAAGATCGTTGCCCAGCTCGGCGAGATTGTGAAGCGTGCGGGTGGTAGCAACTCGACCAGCGGGGGCGGAAGTTCGGCCGGTAGCACGTACGTCGTGAAGTCGGGCGACACGCTTTCGGGCATCGGCGCCAAGCTGGGCATCAAGTGGCAGACCCTCGCTAGCCTCAACGGGCTCAAGGCTCCGTATGTCATCAAGCCGGGACAGAAGCTCAAGACCCGCAAGCCCGCTGGATACGAGCCGTTCCCGGGCGCTGCATGGTTCAAGGGCAGCCCCAACTCACCGATCGTTACGGCGATGGGCAAGCGCCTTGTTGCGGAGGGCTGTTCGGCGTACGCGTCCGGTCCCGGCTCGAAGTGGACCAACGCTGACCGCGAGAGCTTCCGCAAGTGGCAGCGCAAGCTAGGCGACGCTCCGGCGTACTGCGACGGTTGGCCTGGTGCGAAGCAGTGGGACGCGCTGAAGGTTCCTCGCTCGTAACTCTGCGTGTATCCCGCGGGGCGTCTGCAGAGCCCTAGAATCCGATCAAAACGGACATAGGGAATGCCGGCGGGCGCCCCAATTTTTACAGACAGTGATGAAAGGAGTTTGTCAAGTGGGGTTCATCAGGGACCACGCAACCCGGCTATACGCGCTCGTTGTGGCCGTTCTCGCGCTCGTTGCGCACTACGTGCCCGACATGCCGACCGAACTAGTCCTAGGCGTCGCTGCGGCGATCCTCGGTACCGGTGAGGCGGTGCAGCGCGTAGAGGATGCAAAGACCGATGCGGCGGGAGACGGCCGACACCGAAGGGGCTAGGCCATCGGCTCTCTAGACCCGGGGAGGAAACCCCTACCCGAGGAGAGAGCCCGTGCCGAAGCTTCCCCACATCGCGATCATGGGACGTGCGCGCAGCGGTAAGGACACTGTTGCCGCGCGTCTCGTGTCGCGCTTTCAGTACACCCGCGTAGCTTTCGCCGACCCGCTTAAGGGAATGGCGCTGTCCGTCGACCCGGTCATATCCGCCGCACCGGGGGCAGGCTCTTACGGATTCATTCCGTGGCGTCTTAGCGACGTCATTCGGCAGCACGGTTGGGATTCCGCGAAAGAGGACTTCCCGGAAGTTCGCCGGACACTTCAGCGGATCGGCCAATCGGTCCGCGAATTCGATTCGGACTACTGGGTAAACATCGCGCTGGATAAGGTCGACGTTGCCGACACGTGGAATCTCCCCGTTGTCGTGACCGATGTTCGGTACCCGAATGAAGCCGAGGCGCTAAAGAACCGGGGCTTTGCCCTTGTTCGCGTACTCCGCCCCGGGTGCACCGCCGAGACAGTCACACCCGACGAGATGACCAACCGCAACCACGAGAGCGAGACGGCGCTAGACGGCTACCCCGTAGACCGCGTACTCATCAACGGCGGGTCTCTCTTCGACCTAGACACCGAGGCTGACAGCCTCACCGCATGACCCAAAGCCCCTCACTTGCCATGTGCGCAGGTGGGGGGCTTTTCTGCGTTCCCGGGCACCTACTCACGTGAGTAGGTGGGGTGCGGGTGTGGTACGTTCCTCTCGAAGCGCGGCAACGGGCCGGGCGGGGAGAGGGGCGGCGAACATGAACGAGCGCAACGAACTTCAGGAGTGGTTCGACATGAAGGCGTCGCACTCGTTCGCGCTGGTCGGCAAGGGCAAGACCCCGCATCTTTCGACCCGCAATGACGACACGCTGTGCGGTCGGGCGGTTAGCTCGTACTTCAGTGCGACCGACTATGAAGGGGATGTTGCACCCTGCGGCACGTGCTGGAAGCGCATGATCGCAGTGGTTGACGCAGCGTCTGCTATGCTGCCCGCGCAGTACCACGACGACAACACCAGCGGAGAGGCCGGGGATATGCCCACCAAGAATGACGCCACCACCGAAGCGCCTGCACAGAGCACTGAGGCGCTGGTTGAAGAGATTGAAGCGAACATCGAGCGCGTGCGCTCGCTTGCGGAGGCTGAGAACGCGGAGGGCGCGGAAGAGCTGGAAGTTGAGACTGAGGCGCTGATTTCCAAGCTGCGTGGCGCGACCGGTAAGGACACCACGTCGATCCGTAAGGGCTACCGCACGCAGCTTGCGGCCGCTAAGCGGGCGGAGTCCAAGGAAGAGCCCAAGGCTACTAAGAGTAACGAGGTCGCTACAAAGCAGCCTGCTGACTTCACCGAAATCCCCGGTGTTCCTGAGCTTGTCAAGGAGGCGTCGGCAAAGGTTCGGGAACTTGCGATCAGCAAGTTCAAGGGTGGACACGAGATCGCAGCGAAGATCTTCGAGATTCGCACGCACATCAAGACGGAAGCGGGTTACATCGACTTCGATGCGACCACGGACCAAGCGAAGAAGGCATCGAGCACGGTCTACGACGCGATCACGGAGAAGCTTGCCGAAGAAGGCGAGAATGAGGCGGACGACGCGATCCGTGCCGAGATCGGCAGCATCAAGAAGAGCGCGCAGAACGCCATGGGTGACGTGAAAGTTCTGTTCATTCGCGCGCTGGACACGTCGGCCGACGACATCAAGGCGCAGTACAAGTACGCGCAGGATGCCCACCCGGACAAGTCGCTTTCCGAAGCGGTTTTCACGTTCCACAACATCACCACCCGCAACACTCGGGCGGAACTCGCCAAGGCAGCGCGGGAGGCTAAGGCCGCTCTTGCCGCACGCGTCGCCGCCGGTGAACTGACCGAGGGAGAGGCCGAGGCCGAAGCGCAGGAATCGGGGCTTGCCCCCAAGGAGAAGACGCCGACGGAGCGCGTAAAGGCCGCTGTGAGCAAGGCCGGTAAGGCCGTCAAGGCTGTATCCGCTGCGGAAGACATCGACATCGACGCGGTCGCCGACGAGATGGAAGACAAGGAGCGTGACGCGCTGAAGAAGTCCATCAAGGCGCAGATCGCAGAACTCCAGAAGATGCTTGGTGCCCTGAGCTAGGGGCAGCCGTCCGAGGCCCCCGAAACTTCCCAGCGAAGCGTAGGGGGCCTCTTTCGCATAAGGGGTCACCACAGATGTACAGAGCTACCGTCCGGCGCCTGGGAGGCGCACAGACATGGTCTCGGTCGTTTGAGACGGCCGACGTAGCGGCGCGGCAACTGTTCGTCCTACTCCGTGCGGGTGGATGGGACGGCACCGAGGACGACGCCGTTACGGCATTGCTGACCGGTGATCCGCTGGTCAGCAAAGGGTTCGAATATCAGGTGAGCGAAGAGAGGGCCGACTAATGGCACGACGAGAAAACGGCGACGTAGAGCGTGCGGGCGGATTCCTGTTCGTGTGGGGCGAGCGGGATGGGAACGGCGCTGCTACGGGGACCGTGTGGCGCGACAACACCGAGCAAGATTTCCGGGCGACGCAAGAGGGGTTCGTTCGGGAATCACTGCTCTCACGCAGCAATCCGGAATTCGCCGAGAACGTAGAGATCAGCGGTTCCGAAACCGGCACATGGCAAGGCGTTGACAACCTGGCCGTTGCTGCCGGATGGCTGTGGGGCTACCACGCGGGGACGGCCGACGCTAAGCGGGAGGGGCAGCGATGACGGCATGGGCACTGTTCACCACGCACCTTGACGACGACACGCACGCCGTGACGGACAACGGCAAGGTGAGCATCTGCGAGAAGCCCGTTAGTTTCCCCACGGGCAGCACGGACGCGCCGACGTGCCCGGAGTGCTTGGCGGCGCTGCCTCACTTCCCCGGGCAACTGATCACGCAAGCGAACGGGCTCACGTTCAAGCATGACCCCGGTGCCAAGGGTGGCCGGGTGTACGAGGGGGCGACGCTGCGCGGCTCGTTCCTCCTCATCGACGCGGGCGACGATGACACCCCTTGCGGGGTCTACGTCAAGGGCTGGACTGCACCGGATGAGTACCTGTACGCCGACACGTACGACGGCGCGGCAGCGTGCCTGTACGCGTACGAGTACGGGCAGGGGGAGGGGAAGGGCGACAACACTCCTGCGGCGACGTTCGCTGAGCGTGTCGCCGATCGGCTCAACGAAGCGGGGGTACCGGTGTCGTCGCACATGACGCCGGAGATTGCGCGGATAGTCCGCGAAGAGCTGGAACGCACCCCCTAGACGCTCGCCTAAGCGCCTCCTAGCCCCGTCTGACCCCCGTGGTCCGGCGGGGCTTTCGCATGCCCGCAGACGGCCGTCTAACGCTTCGCATCTGTACGTGATCAGCGCGAGACCCTGAGCAACCGATGATGACGAATGACGGTTTTAGGTGTGATTTCAAAAAGCTCGTGAGAAACCCACAAGCTAGCTAAAAATGCTGTCTCGTCCGTCATTCGTCACTGTGGCGCCCCGTAGGCCGCTGACTCCCTAGACCCCGGGAGAAGGCACCTACACCCCGGAAAGGGGCACACAGCATGGGTAACGTCCGCACCATCAAGCGCGGTGGTTCTCGCTTCTACGTCCACCCGGAACGACCGGAAATCAAGGTCCCCGGAGTAACCAGCGTCGTCGGAATGCTGCCTAAGCCGTTCCTCATGTTTTGGGCGGCGAAGATGACGGCCGAACTCGCCGTCGACTCCCTGCCGTTCGTAGAGCAGATGGCGCAGCGGGACCGACAGGGGGCCGTCGACTACCTCAAGGGTGCAAGTCGCCGGTACACCAAGGTTCGCGCCGATGTCGGCAGCGACGCACACGACCTGTTCGAGCGCATGATCAGGGGCGAGTACGTGGGTAGCGTGCACCCCGATCTAGTGCCGTACCGCGACCACTTCGCAGACTTCCTTGCCACGGTCAATCCCGAGCTTGTGCGCGCTGAAGACGTCGCATGGTCGGACGCTCACGAGTACGCCGGATCCTTCGATGCGGTGCTCCGTGTGTGGATCGACGACGACGGAAAGCCGACCCCGGACCGGTCCGGGACGCCCCACCTCCTGATGGTCGACTGGAAGACCAGTAAGGACACGTACCCCGACGTTGCGTTGCAGATGAGCGCCTACGCGCACGCTGACCGCATCATCCGGCCGGACGGTACGAGCGAGCCCATGCCGGAGTTCGACGGCGCGGCGGTTCTGCACATCACCCCGGACCAGTGGGCATTCAAGCCGGTCCGCATCGACCGTGACGTCTTCGACTTCTTCCTGACGCTGCGGAAGGTCTTTGACTGGGATCGGGAGGTCTCTAAGACCGTCATCGGCCGTGCCATTGCGAAGAGTTCGGGACAGCTTGAGACCGGCACGCAGCGACGCGCCCGGTAGGCCATCGACTCACTAGACCGAGAGAGAAGGGGGCGAGCGACGGACCGCACGGCAGATGAGCCCAACTCACCTACGCACGCGAGTAGGTGATACCGGCTCACGTGGACACGTGTGGGAATCCTCGCTCGCCCCTTTCGGCCCAATCCGCATTACCAGGGGAGAGACCCGTATGGCTATCCGTATCTTCGAGACCGACCCCGACGCGATGCCGAAGGCTCGCCCGTCTTTCGCCGACGATTTCGTTGGCCGACTGCACTCGGGCCGTGCCGTGAACGGCGTTCCCGAGACGCTGAACACGTGGCGATTCTCGACCGGTGACAAGGTCGTTGCCGATTCGGTCGCTCAGCTTTTCGGCGGTCAGCCGGTGGAGACTGACGCGACGAATGAGAACTTCATCGACGTCATCAGTGAGACTGACAAGCTGCTGGTTGTGCTGGACGGTACCCGCGCGATCACTTCCGACATGAAGCTGTGGAACCGGAACAAGCTTGTCCACCACTGTGACGGGGTTGCGTTCCTTTCCCCGGACGAGAAGAAGGGGGAGCCGTGCCGGTGCCCCGCGCTCATGGCGGAGCGTAAGCAGGCTGCTAAGGACTTCATGGGTCCGGCCCCGTCTATCTCCGTTGTGTTCCGTCTCGCCGAGGATTACGACCTGGGCAAGTTCCGTTTCCAGACGGGATCCTGGACCATGGCCGAGGTGCTTCACGAGTATGAGAACGCACTTTCCATGGTCAAGGGTGAGGCCCTGTGTGAACTCTCGCTTGAGCTTGTGGAGTACAGGACCAAGAAGGGTCGGGATGTCTCGTACCGTAAGCCGGTCATCAAGGTTCTGAAGTCCTACAACGACGCCATCGCCGAAGAGCGCTGACGTGTCGAACACTCACATTCCCGGCAGCGCGCTGACCGACTTCCCGAAGTTGCTCCGCGTGCTACCGGATGAGGCGATCAGGCTCCCACTGTGGGAGTACGCGCCTAGCGGGCGACCGGCAGTGATTCACGAGCGGCGACGACGCTTCGGTGTCGATGAAGAGTGTGGAGATCCTGAGTATGGGTAAGCGCGGCGTCATCACGGACTATGCGGGTGAAGAGCTGTACCGGGGTGACCTGGTGGCCTACTCGGCGCGGCAGGGTAACCGGGTGCGCATGTCGGATGCGGTAGTCATGGATGTGACGGCCGTTCTCGAAGGTGGTCGACTCCGCCCCATGCTGCGAGTGAAGCCGACCGGGACTGAGTCCGGATTCACCAAGCGTCGCTCTTTGCGCGCTGAATGGATCTCGGCGGAACACGTCCGGCTCATTGAGCCTGGCGTGATGGGCGACGACAGCGACGACGACGAGTAAGAGACCGGCTAGGGCCGGACGGTGCCGATGTGGTGCTGTCCGGCCCTTTGTCGTTTCACCACCTACTCACGTGAGTAGGTGCTAAGGGGATTGATGGACAGGAAGATCACGGCTGCAACTGCCCCCGCGCTAGGGGATGTTCGGGCCATGGGTGCGGGTGACGTCGTGTGGATTGTGCACGGCGCGCATGTACGTAAGGACTGGTCACGGTATGCCGACGCTATCGGCGGTGCCGCTTCACGGGGTGCCGATGTGAGGTGGACGCGTGGCTAACCCCAATAAGGCGCGTGGGACAGCGTGGGAGAGCGCGATACGCGACTACCTGAACGATCGGCTAGGGCTGTACGTCGATGGGTGGCGCGAACTCCCCGGGTGGGCAACACCGTTCAAGGATCCGGCCGACCCGCTCAACATCAAGAGGCAAGCGCAGGAGGGGAGTTACGACGTAGGGGACGCACACGCGTGGCCTTTCATCCTCGAAGCTAAGGACGTCAAGAGCCCGGCCGTACCGTCGTGGCTACGACAGGCCCTAGTCGAAGCCCGCAACGCTGGATTCCCGTACGGGGTCGCCGTGCACAAGGTGCGTCGCGCGAACGTTGCCCGGGGCCGGGTGCACTTCGATGTCAGGACGTGGACGCGCGTGCGTCTAGCGCTGTCCCTGGATACCCGCACCATGCGGGAGCGCTACGGCTTCACGCCGACGCTCCGAGGGCTGGATACGGGCCGCTGGTACGTGACTTGTGAGCTAGAGCAGTACGCGCAGCTACTCGCCGACGTGCGACGCGCGCAGTAGCTCGAACCCCTGGCCTGTCTCGTGACGCACGCCACACGGTGTGAATCGCGGGACAGGCCATCGACTCACTAGAGCGAGAGAGAAAGGGGTTCACATGCAATTCGCACAACTGCTTAGCCGGTTTTCGGATGTCTCCGAAGAGGCGGACGGGGGATACCTCGCACTCTGCCCCGGACACACGGACTCTCGTCCGTCGCTGCGTATCTGGCGGGGCGATGACAACAAGGTGCGGCTTACTTGCCGCGCCGGTTGTGTAACGGCAAACGTCGTCAAGGCTGCAAACCTCACTTGGGGAGACTTGTTCAACGCAACGGGAGACGGCGCCACTGTGCCGCGTGAAAAGCCTGCCCCTGTCGGCGTACAGCACACCGCAGCACTGACCCTGTACGCAGACATGGCACGGGATGAACTGACGGCTGATGACGAGTGGTCGGAGATTGCGCGGGGCTACCTGCGTGAGCGCTTCGGCATGGACGTGGATACCGCGCTTGAGCTTGGCGTGGGAGTCGATGACACGACGGTAAACCCGCTGTTCCCGCACCTCTCCCGTGGGTACAAGAACTATGCCCGGCTGACGGTGCCGCTCAACGACTTCAACGGTGTACCCAGGGGCTTGCAGGGGCGCGACCTTACCGGAGAGTGCCCCGGGCGTTGGCTCTCACTGATGAACCCTACGGGGCACCGCTGGTCGCCGTACGGCGTCTTTCGCGGGCAGGGTGGCTACGGGGTCACCATCGTTACCGAGGGGCCCGGAGACGCGCTCACAGCCGTTGCCGTGGGGTACGACGCGGTAGCCGTGCGCGGTGCGTCGCTCGCCGGTAATCCCGAGCTTTCCGCCGAACTTGCGTACGGGCTGCGTGGATCTCAGGTCATCGTCGCGGGAGACAACGATGCGGCGGGGCAGGGGTTCACGCGTCGACTGTCCGTTGGGCTCGCCGCTCACGGGGTCGACGTCTACGCGCTGACTATCCCCAACAAGGGGGACGACCTTACGGATTGGCGCAAGCGTGACCCTCTCGGGTTCGCGCGTGAGCTGCACCGGGCCGTCAAGGCCGCTCGCCCCGTGCGAGACAGCAAAGAGGCAGAGCGGCAGGCTGTCAGCGCCGAGTTGACCGACCGCACCGGCGCCGACGTTGTCTCGACCGATCAGGGCACCGAAGCGGCGCGCATCCTCGCGGGACTCATCAACCGTTACGGCGAGTCTGACGCGATGAACGCGCATGCGTTGGTTGCGTGGTCGGACGGGCGTATCAAGTTCGCTCCGGGGCTTGGCTACTACGTGTGGAACGGCCGCACGTGGGAGCGATCGGAAGTCAAGGTTCGCCAGGAGATTCACCGCATGGGTGCGGCGCTTGTACTGGCAGGCGAGACACAGAAAGCGCGGGGTTTCACCATGACCACCCGGATTGATGCGCTGATGACTGAGCTTCGCAGCGTGCCCACGGTGCACGTCGAAGCTTCGGAATTCGACAACCGGCCCGACTTGCTCAGCTTCCGTAACGGGACTGTCGACCTGCGGACGGGCAAGATGCGCCCGCATGACAAGGACGACATGTTGACCTACTGCCTTGAGGTGAGGTTCCAGCCTGACGCTGAGTGCCCCAGGTGGGAACAGTTCCTTACTGAGATCTTCCCGGGGAACCCCGACTTGCCCGACTACATGCGGCGCATGATCGGGTACGGGATCACCGGCCACACATCCGAACAGTGTTTCTGCGTCTTGTGGGGCAAGGGTGCCAACGGCAAGAGCGTGCTCACAGACACACTCACGGCCGTATTCCGGGTGATCTCCAAGACAACCCCGTTCGCCACCTTCGAGGAGAAGTCCAGCGGCGGTATCCCCAACGACGTTGCAGCGCTGAGGGGTTCACGGCTGGTCATGGCCGCCGAGGGTGAGAGCGGCAAGCCGATGTCCGAGGCGGTACTCAAGCGGGTGACCGGTAAGGACATGATCGCCGCTCGGTTCCTGCGGCAAGAGTTCTTCGAGTTCAAGCCGACGTTTCTTCTGATGCTTGCGACGAACCACAAGCCCAAGTTTCGCGGGCAGGACGAGGGGCTTTGGCGACGCGTCAAGATGATCCCGTTCAAGCGCTGGTTTGCGCCCCATGAGCGGGATTACGGCCTTGACGACAAGCTGATGTCCGAGGCGGAAGGGATCGCCGCATGGGCTGTCCGTGGCGCTGTCGAGTGGTTTGCCGGGGGACTTCAGGACCCGGGCGTGATCAGCAAAGCGAGCAAGGAATACCGCGAGACGTCCGATGCGCTTGCAGGCTTCTTCCCGGGCGTACTTGAGAAGTGTGAAGAGACGTACGTCATGAACGGGACCGAGGCGTTCAACAGCTACCTGGATTGGTGTGAGGCGGAGAATCTGCCGGACAAGGAGCGCTGGACGCGTCGCGCGTTCTATGACGCCATGGAAGAGCGCGGGGTGACCCGCAAGAAGACGGCTAAGGGCATTGCCCTTGTGGGGCTCCGTGAGCCCGCCGCAGTCTCTCCGGCCGAGGGTCCGGGCATCTTCGCAAAGTAACCACATAGCCACACCCCTACGGGTCACCTACTCGCGTGAGTAGGTGGCCCGTTCGCATGTGAAGGAGAGAGCGCGTGCTTACCTACCGCCACAACGTCGCCGGTGACGATGTCAGCGTTCATGTACCCGCAACCCGCGAAGAGTTGGACGAGTTTCTAGCGTGGGCACAGGATGCCAACCGCCGGGGCCCGATCGCGCTGGACACCGAGACGACCGGTCTTGACATCTTCGGGGCTAGCTACCGTCTGCGTACGGTGCAGTTCGGCGACGCGCATACCGCATGGGTCATCCATTGGGAGCGGGGCGGACACTTCCGCCGGGTGGCTCTCGAAGCGCTGCACCGTATCCGCAGGTTCCTGATTCACAACGCCCCGTTTGATTGGCTTGTGCTGGACCGTCACGCGGGTGTTCCACTCGAAGAGATGGCGCCCCGTACGACTGACACAAAGATCAAAGCAACCCTGATCGATCCGCGCCAAGCAATGGAAGGTGGCATCGGGACCGGCCTCAAGCCCCTGTCGGCGTACTACGTCGACCGGACGGCGCCGGACACCCAGGGGGACCTTACGGCCGTCTTCCGGTCCCTCGGGCTGACTAAGGCGACGGGGTGGCGGGGTATCGACATAGACCACCCGACTTACAACCTGTACGCGGGACTTGACGTCATCTTGACGGCCCGACTCGACCCGGTACTCACGGCTGAGCTGTCGCGTCTGGAAGTCCGAGACGCGCTGGTCCAGTACGAACACGAGATTGCCCGCATGTGCAGCGTGATGCAGCGCAGGGGGCTTGTGCTGGACCGGGACTTTACCGAGGCGCTAAACGCGCATCTAGCCGAGGAATCCGAGGAGCACGCGCACCGTGCGGCTCGGTACGGGGTCGAGTCGGTCAACTCGAATAAGCAGATTGCCGAAGCTCTCGCGGGCATGGGGGAGGTGCTGACCGAGACGACGGCCGGGGGTGCAGTCAAGGTTGATAAGGCTGTGTTGCTCGCCCTGGCTGATATGGATCTCCAGTGGAATCGGCTAGGTGTCCGCACACCTAACCCGCTCGCCGATGCGGTGCTTAGGTCGAAGCGTGCGGGTAAGTGGCGCTCGGCGTACGCCGAGACGTTCCTAGAGACCGTGGACGATCAGGGTCGGATACACCCGTTCATAAATACCCTGACCGCGCGGACGGGCCGCATGTCGATCACACGCCCGGCGCTTCAGACACTGCCGTCGTCCGATCAGATGATCCGGCGCTGTCTGCTCGCCGACGAGGGGCACGTAATGGTGTCCACTGACTTTGCCGCAGTAGAGATGCGCGTACTCGCCGCACTAGCCGATGTGAAGCGAATGAAAGAGGCCATTACGAATGGCCACGACTTGCACGACTTCACGGCGTCATTGGTATTTGGTCCGGGCTTCACTAAGGCGCATCGAAAGCTTGCCAAGGGGATCGGGTTCGGGAAGGTCTACGGCGGTGGCGCATCCACCATTCAGCGGCAAACAGGTGCACCCATGGCGGAAGTGCAACAGGCGCTTTCCGCGTATGACCGGGTGTACCCGGAGATTAAGCGCGCGTCGAACCGGTGGCAGCGTGAAGCTTTCCAAACCGGCATGGTCCACGTGTCGGCAACGGGTCGACGGCTTCCACTGGACCGGGACCGTACCTACGCTGTCGTGAACTACGCGTGTCAGAGTGCGGCGCGTGATGTGCTCGGCCAGTCCATGATGCACATGGAAGAGGCCGGGTTGCTGGACTACTGCCGTCTCCCGATTCATGACGAAATGCTCGCTTCGGTTCCGGAGGGGGAGGCTGAGGATTTCGCGCGGGAGTTTGAGCGGTGCATGACGTTCGACCTGTTCGGTGTGCCCATCGAGAGTGAGGCAGAGGTCGGGCGTCGGTCGTGGGGGTCGCTGTACGGGGCTGACTACTAGTCAGTGTGTTGTGTTGGGTTTTGTCACTCTGCGCTGATGATGGGTGGCCCCGTTGTCGACGCGGAGTGACTTCGCCCGTTACGGTGCGGTTACTCTCAGGTCACCTACTCACGTGAGTAGGTGCGTCGTGAGTCACAACAGTGGGTTTTTGGCCGTTGGGTGCCTGTTTTAGCTTCCAAGGTCATCAGCCTGTTACCCACGTACAACCTAAGTATGACTCGGTAAAACAACCATCGTTCTAAAGGTGGATACCGGGTAACGCCTTGGGATCCAAGGCAACCGAACACAAAGACTGTCGGTCTCTTAGGTCAGATCGGGCTTTCGCCTACGGATGTGCTCGGCTACGTTCATCCCAGCAACGACGACGGCGGGCGCAAGCCGGTGTCTGCGCAACCGCCCGGATGGGTCCGGCTATGTGTGTGTGGCTCAGGTCACACAAGCTGGCACTGCGAAACGGGCCCGTCCGGGCCATCGACTCCCTAGACCCGGGGAGAAGACACCGAAACACTGAAAGAGGCACCTCATGGACGCGCTCACCTTCGCTCAGATCACCGCCGCTCAGAACAACGACATCCCCGCCACGTCGGCAGTGATCGAAGCAACGGAAAGCCGCGTTCTCAAGCTCGCAGACACCGCCGCGCGGCGCATGGGCGGGCGCCTGGACGACTACCGCGAGGAATTCGCACAGGTCGGCCGCATCGCAGTTTGGGAGGCCCTTAGCCGCTTCAACGGCGAGACCGTGGACAGCTTCTTTGCTTTCATGTACAGCACCGTCGAGAACGTACTCATGGACGCCGTGAGGGGCGAGCGGAACGGCGCTGCTGGTGCTGACGATGACGCGCTCAAGGTCTTTGCGTCGATGCTCGAACTCGCTAACGGCGATGTGTTCGTTGCCGAGAAGCTGTCTCAGACTGTGCCGCCCAAGGGTCGCCGCCTCGGTCGTGACCGCGCGAACGCTGCCCGCCTTGCCTGGCAGGGATCCGAAAGCATCGACGTTCCGTCTCCGTCGCAGGCGAACGCCGACCGGGGATACTCGCCGACCACGGGCGGGAACAACGCGCTGACCCTCGCGGAGTCCCTTGCCGGAACGCTGGGTGTTCCGGAGGATCTGATCACTCCCTCCGACGTCACCGCCGAGGAGCGTCGCCGTAAGTGCGCCGTTGTCCAGGCAGTCATCGACACCATGGGTGACAACCAGGCGCATGTCATCCGCGCGTCGTTCGGAATCGACCCCGTGGGGTTCTACGGGCGTGGCGAGAATGACGACGAATTGGCCGCCGACATGGGCATTGAGAAGAAGCAAGTTCAGGACGCGCGTAAGAAGGGGCTTCGCTCGTTCGGTAAGCGGTACATCAAGGTTGCCATCAAGGATGAAGCACGGGCCGATGAGCTGACCGCCGCCATGGCCGAAGAGCTTGGCCGCAAGAACTGACGTTCCGCAGAACACAACACACGCATTCACGTAGGGGAGACACGAAATGCTGAAGTTCAACACTGCTGACGGCGGAACCATTGAGGTAACGCGCATGGGCATCACGGTGGACATGCACGTTAAAGCGGCAACGGGTCGAACCGTAGCCACAGTGACCATGGACGACGACGACGCGGCGGCACTGCTCGCCGACATGCGCGCCGTGGTCTAGCGCTAAGGGGCTCCGGCCCCACTAGCCCCGGTAGCTCAGTGGCAGAGCAGGACTGATCAACCGACGTGCACGGGTTCGATTCCCGTCCGGGGCACTCGGCAACGCCGAACACTACGAGGAGAGAGAGCATGTTGAACGTGACGCGAGAGACCAAGGCAACGCTTTCCGCGCGGGCGGGTGGTCGTGTGATCGCCTGGCACACGGACAAGGAGCGCGACATCCTTTCCATCGCCACCACGGGTGACCGGGTCAAGCTGTCCCCGGTCGAAGCGCGCAACCTTGCCGCGTGGCTGATCAGGGCCGCCGATGGGCTGGGCGACCCGGACCGTTCGCCGCTCTCTACCGCCAAGCTTCCGGGTGACGGCACGGGTTCGCGGCTGTGGCGCTGAGTGAGCCGTTCAGTGAACAGACTGGACCGGAGTACGTTGCGGAACGCGCGGACTACTACCGCACGGCACGGACGCTGATCAGCGAACACGAGTGGCCGAGATCCTACGATCCGGCCGACGTACTAGAGCTAGCCGCGTACCTGTCGGGCGACCACAACAACTAGACACACAACACTGTGACCGGGTCACTTACTCACGTGAGTAGGTGGCCCGGTCTCGTTGGGGAGAGGGACACAATGCACGTCGACGTGATCGCGGGCACCATGCTGGGGGATCTTCCACTGTGGGAGGCGTACGCATACGACGCGTACACCGAGGACAAGACGACCGATGCTGACGCTCTCGCCGAAGCGGCGGGACGCATCTGCTACAAGTCGTTCAAGCGGCCCAACCCCAACACCGCAGCAAACGCCGACTACTTGGCGAACATCCTGCGACAAGGGCATTACTCGGTCCTGGAACACTCGTCCGTCACGTTCCTTGTGCGGGGTGTCTCGCGTGCACTGCTCGCAGAATTGACCCGGCATCGTCACCTGTCGTTCTCGGTTGTCTCGCAGCGATACGTGAACTACGCCGGAACCGATCCGGTCATTCCTCCGGCTCTCGCCGACCGGCCACAGGCCCGGTACATCTTGGAAACTGCGTACCTTGACGCACTCGCCGATTACGAGAACCTGACGCACCGGCTCGAAGCGCAGGGACTCAAGCGCAAGGAAGCGCGGGAGGCTGCCCGCGCAGTGCTCCCCAACGCTGCCCCGGTCGACATGGTGGTAACCGGCAACCTTCGCGCGTGGCGTGACGTACTCGGCAAGCGGCACCACATGGCGGCTGACGCGGAAATCAAGGCTTTCGCGGGTCTCATCCTCGGTCACCTTCGGAACGTCGCTCCGGCGAGCGTTCAGGACGTCCCAACGGCCCCCTACGGAAGTGATGCCGAGTGATCGCATGGGTTGAGGATGACGACGATTGCCGCTACTGCGGTGGTCAGCGGTGCATGGACGACGTGCCGGAAGATGGGGAATGACCATGTACGTACTCACCGAAGGTTGGTACGCGGACACGCAGATTAAGGGCGTGACGCACGACGAGACACAGGCTCAGGCGTGGGCGGACAGCGACATGTACCGCGATCACTGGGGGCCGTTCGAGATGGGGTGGCCGAGTGGCGACTAGGGCCGATGAGCACCGAGACGCGTTCCTATGGGAACTCGGCAAGCTGAGCAAGACGCACGGCGTGTACGTGGGCGGGTGCGGCTGTCTCGGTAGCCCGTTCCTGTACCGGCCGGACGGCCGAGGCGCCGCCTACGGGCTCAAGTGGGATGCCATCAAGGACCGTTACGTGACCGAGGGGGAGTAGTGGACCCGCGCGAATCGAAGCTTCCGAAGTGGGCACAGTCTGAACTGTCCACGCTGCGACGACAGTTGAACATCGAGCGGCAGCGCAACGCAGAGCTACGGGGCGATGTGCCCAACGCGAACACGTTCGTTCTCGACTACGGGCGCGATAACACCCCGCTACCCCGTAACGCCCGTGTGCAATTCGACTTGCGCAAGGACGATGGGCGGGCCCGTCAGTCGGTCCAGTGCTACATAGAAAGCGGGATGCTGCGAATTCAGGGTGACTATTCCCTAATCCTGCATCCGCGCGCGTCCAATTCGTTTTTCGTGGCATTGGAGAATTACCGATGACGCGCCCCACCTGGGACGAATACTTTATGCGCGGGGCACAATGGGCGGCGACTCGCGCAGACTGCACCCGCTCGCAGGTTGGGGCCGTACTCGTGAACGCGAACCATGAGGTGAGGGGCACCGGCTACAACGGTGCCCCCGCCGGGGTTCCGGGGTGCGCGAGTCAAGGGGCTTGCCCACGTGGAAAGTTGAGCGCCGACGAGTGCCCGCCGGACAGCAACTATGCGAACTGTGTTGCCGATCACGCCGAACGCAACGCGATTGCGCACACTCCGGCGAACGAACTACCGGGGGCGACCCTGTACGTCACGCGTGAGCCGTGCCCGCAGTGCTGGACACTCGTACTGGCCGCTGGTATCGCGCGAGTCGTGACGCCTGAGCACAAGTACAAGCGCGCGTGAACCTGACCCCCTGCCCACTCGGGTAGGGGGTTTTCGCGCTGTCAGTGGTGCGTGTTACGGTCCCCGGACATCAGCGAAACAAGATCAAAGGAGCACCACGATGCGACTCAAGACCCGCCGGACCGTGACCGTCATCACGCTGTTCGTCCTTGACTTCCTTGTCATTGCGGCTATGGCGGTAGTGGCGCACCGATGACCTACTCACGTGAGTAGGTGCCCCGCTCGATCAGAAGATGCGCGGTAGGCCCGATGTGTGTAATGTGCGTGTTGTTGGGCCGGACGGACCGGGCCCACGGGAGGAGAGTTCGACATGGTGAGCGGAACGCTTGATGGACAGCTTGCAGAGTGCGTGTTCCACGGGGAGGCGTGCGACGAGAACATTTTCCAGCCGCACCGAGTGCGCGTCATCCTGTGCGGCTACAGCGCCGCTCACGCGGCCCGGGGGATCGGTGCCACGCAGATCATCAACTGTGGACCTGTCGTCGGAGACGTGCCCGCATGCGACAAGTGCGCCGACTTCTACCGGCGCGTCAGCTAGACAGCGAACGACCCCCGGACACTCACAATGTCCGGGGGTTTTTTGCGTTTTCCGACTTGCGCGCACCGCCCCGTGTGCCCCATGATGGGCACGCAACGACAGCAGCGAAGGGGCGGGGCAGGATGAACATCACGGTCACGACGAACAACGGCAAGCACTGCGGGATTGTCCGCAAGGGTGACAGCATCCTGTACCGCACCCCCGGTTACTACACGGAAGGTATGGCGCTGGCTGACGCTAAGTGCTGGCTTGCCTTCCACGGAGAGAAGATCATGGCGACGTATACCCTTTCTGTCCAGCCGGTCAGTAGCACGTTCACTAACCTCCCGATCAAGGGTGAGTACGGCACAAAGGCTGAGGCGTGGGCGGCAGTCCAGCGCACGGAGTACGCCGAGCCCGTGACTGTGTTCGAAGATGGGAAGTCCATCATGACTTTCTCTTGGCAGTTCAAGACCCCGGACGAGCCTCACCCCACGCTGCCCAACACCGTGAATCGAGTTCGGGACCTGTGCAAGTGGACGCGCACCGGATGGGTGCAGACTGGCGTTCAGGCTGTGGGGATCGGGCGTAACCGGTTCGTTCGTACGGTCGCTGTTTAACCATGACCAGGGCCCCCGCTCCGGCGGGGGTCGCAGTAGCGCATCCAGGTGAGAGGTAGTTCGAGAATGGCTAAGCTGCGAATCGTGAGCGTCCGGCATGTTGCGGTTGCCGACGATCGGCACGTGACGGTGTATGCCGACGACGAGTTGCGGGGCCCGGTTGAGATTCACCTAGGCGAGGATGAAGCCCGCTGGTTGTGGGCATCCCTGGACATGCCCGTCAAGGCGTGGCGTAGGGAAGATGGAGAAGGCGACTAGTCACCTACTCACGTGAGTAGGTGCCCCCATAGAATGGCCCCCGCTTCGGTGGGGGCCTTTTTGTGTTACCGGTCGGTAACGCACAGCGACAATCCTACTTGCGTGCGTTGCGTTCATTGATCTTGCGCCCCCCGGAGTAGTCGCGTCTCCGCCTTTCGGAGGAGACGGCCCCTAGGTGAAGCCGTCCCGGAGTCGGACGCTTCGTAACCCTGTCGTAGCTGATGATTTGGGCATGCCAGCCAACTCGTACGAGATTCAACTGAATGTCACCGTTCCCGCCGTAGTCGACGGCCGGAAAGTGTGGGGGTCCTGCCCGCAACTCGATGGACTAGGCGCCGTCGACCTGGCCCGGTCCTGGCGGGATGTTGCTGACGTCCTGCGGGGGCAAGGGTCGATCGTCGGGCGACTGCTGGCAGCGACCGCCTATCAGGGCTACCGCGTCGCCGTACGGGGCGTTCTGTCCGGCCGCATGCTCGCTATGGGGGAGTGGCATCAGTCCGTAGAAACGGGGGTCTTCCGGCCTGTTGGCATTTGGACGGCCGAGGAGTACATACCGCTGAACCCGATGGCGATTCCGGCACTTGAAACGATCATTGCTTGAATGTGAAAGTATCCGCCGGAACCCAACACTCCGCTTAGCGAGGAAAGATGCCAAGACATGCACCCCTGGTAATGGCCATGACAGCTTCCATAGGTGTGTTCGGTGTGCTGATGAGCGCGACCGGACAAGCGGCACCCGCAGGAAAGCACTACCGGCCGTCCGGCCCGGAGCCGGTAGCCACGGAAGATGACGCCATGCCGACCGAGCCCGCACCGATCCGGCCGACGCCCCCCGGGAAGGCGCCTGAGCGCCCCTCTCCGGCCCGTACAGCGGTTACGCCGACTCCGGCCCCCACGGCCCACGGAAAGCCTGCCAAGCGGGCACCCAAGCACCGGGCCGAACGCAAGCCGAAGCACCGGCCGAGCAAGCACCCAAAGTCGCCCTTGCGTAGGGGACTTGAACGCGTGCTGCCCGACGTCAAGCACCTCCCTGACTGGGCACTGCCCATCGTCGCCGACGTCCGTAAGCACTCAGTCAAGGGCACGCAAGTGCAGGCGTACATGAACCGGACGGGGAAGCTGGTTGTGTGGGCCCGCGTGACCGCCGAGCCTGACGGCATGCGCAGCATGCTGAGGGTGCTGTCCGTAAGCCGCGACGACCAGGCCGGGGGGACCGGGGTCGACGTCCGGCTAGTGATCGAGGACCCGACGACGGCGAGCATCGCCGACCCGTCGCGCGTGACCGTGACAGCAACCGATCCGGAGACGGACACGAGCGTCACCCGCACGTCTGAAGTCACCGCGCCGGAAGACGTTGCCGACGTCGCCGACGACACGATGCACAACACCGTCGACCAGGCCGCCGACGCCGACACGGCTAGTGTCAACGGATGAGAATCGCATGGGTACTTGAAGGGCACGGCGCCGGAAGTGCTGACGTGAAGGATGTGGATGCAGCGGCCGGGGCGCTGGCTGCCGCTGTACGGGACGCGTACGCCAAGCACGGGGCAGGCGTCCAGGCGCACATCCTCGCGTCCGTGGTGGCCCCGCTACGAGCCTCACTCGTGACGGACGGCCGTTGGGAGGTAGAACGGGGACGCGAGTGGTCGGCGTCCCGGGGCGGCATTCTCGCCACGCTCTACCCGTAGGCCGGAACCGGTCGGTACCTTGCCCACATGACAACAACAAAATTGCCGACCAGGGCGCGGTACCGGATCGTTGCAGCGCCACTGTCGGGCGGGTACAAGATCGCCGATGACCACATGGGCGGCGAGTTCTGTGCGCTGCCGGACGAGACCGGGGAGCTTGCAGAGCTTCGGTTCCGCACCGGCCGAGCTGCACGCGACTGGTTGGCAGCATGCGGGACGTGGGGGGATGCGTGAGCGGTGTAATAAGGGACCGGTACGAGGTGCGTCCCACTACGTCCGGCACGTCCTTTGTGATCCATGACTACACACTCAGCGCGTCGTGTGGTCTTGATGGGTGCGTGCTCGCCTGGCGTTCCAGGGGTGAGGCTGACCGGTGGCTAGAGCACTGCTACGACGCCTGGGGGCTGAATCCGGCGGACGGTGAAGAGCCCCCGCGCGTTAGCCCGCGCACTAGCCCGCGACCACGGCGGCGGTGGCGGAAGATCCCGCAGACCGAATCCCCATGGGCTCAGTACACAACCCCGCCGGAACCGTGGGAGATCCCCTACCAGCGATAAGGAACCCCGGACACTCACAATGTCCGGGGGTCCGCCCCGACCCTATCGGCAAGCCCCGGTGACCCGTTCCCCTGAACGAGTGGCCGGGGCTTTGTCAAGCCCGAATGCAGGCAGGGGCGCCGCTCGCTAGCGTGACGATCTCCAGTCCAGAAAGGGGGGTGTCCCATGACGGCATCCGACGACGACCAGCTAAGCGACGCAGCAAAGGCGGGGGCCATGCTGAACGCTTCGAAGAACCCGGAATTACCGGAGTTCGTACAGAAGATCGCACAGGCCACGGCAGAAAAGATCACGGCCCGGCTGTCCGACGAGAACAACAGCGGCGGTGATGCAGCGTGAGCAACCACGAACCACTGTCGGACGGCCAGGCGCGGGAGATCGCCAGGGCGCACCAGGAACGCCGTTTCGGTGCCCCGCTCCGCCGGTTCACGGCGCATGGGGAGATCGGCCAGGGACTGGTAGGCGCCATTCAACTAGCCCAGGCACAATGCGAGCCTGAGAGCGGGGAGTGGGAGCAGCTCGAAGAGCTGGGCGAGTACGTGAACGCAGTTGGACACCGGCCGCCCGTTGACAGTTGGCAGGTTCGCCCATAACCCGTCGCCGACGGCGCTAAGATCAGCCCCGTTCCCCAGTGGTGAGGACATGCGGACCAGGGCCGGAAGCTCTCGGACCGCCCAGCCGACACCCATCGGAGACGCGCCCGCGATTGGACGCTTTCGCGGTACGGAACAAGGCCCCGCCGGAGTAGCTACCGGTGGGGCTTTCCGCTGTCCGGGAAAGACCTACACTCACAGCATGGACATGCGCGTATGTACCGGGTGCAAGGAAGAGAAGCCCCTAGATGCTGATCACTTCGAGCCCATCGGAAAGGGGGCAACGGCAAGGCTGAACACGCGTTGCCGAACGTGCGTCCTGAAGCGGAAGAACGCATACAACGCAAAGGTCAGAGCGGCCGACCCGGACAAGTGGCGTGCCGCCCGGAACGCCGAAGCGAAAGCGGCCAGGGCATCACGTACGCCAGAAGAGGCAGCCGCAGCACGGGCCAAACAGGCGGAGTACGCACGCCGGTCGCGGGAGCGAAAGCGGGCAGAGCTGGAAGCACTGCGCAGGAGGGCCGAAGGGGCCGAGTAGGCACAGACTGCCTGGCTCTACGCTGCATTCATGATTCAGGTGCAATGGGATGCGGAAGGCGTAGGCGCCGGGGGCGCGTCGGCGGTCTCAATAGAAGCAGCATCCGGGGTAATGGATCGCATCATCGCCGAAGCTGTCCGGCGCCACGTCGGGGGAGTGGCAGCGCAGATGTTGCCCCGCATGCTGGCACCGCTCACCCGTGCGCTGCTCGCCGACGTCCGCCAGGAGCTAGCCGAGTCGGGACGCTGGGAGTACAGCACCGAGGGGCTGTCCATCGTGGTCACGGAGGAATGACCGGGGCACGTTTCCGCAGGTCAGGGCCTAAGTGCCCTAACTGTGTTAGCTTTTCAGTGCACGTAGATAGGTCAGTTAAAGTTCTGGCCATGACACTAGGGATGGTTACCGGCATGGCGACGCACGTAGGCGTGTACGGCCGTCAGTCGATGGGCCGCGAGAACGGCTCGGAAGTCAGCACCGTGACGCAGCGAGAAGCGGGCATCGAGCGGGCGCGCACATTCGAGCCGGAACACATCGAGCTGTACGAGGACTTGGGGCTTTCTGCGTTCAAAGCGGAGGTCACGCGTAAGGACTTCGACCGGCTGATAGCCGATTGCAAAGCGGGGCGTATCAACGTCATCGTCGTCTATTACATATCCAGGCTTTCGCGTCGTGAGCCGCTGGAAATCATCCCGCTCGTAACCGAATTGCTTCATCTTGGCGTTGTCATCGTCAGTGTCACTGAGGGTGAATTCCGTAAGAACAACGTCATGGACCTAATTCACCTGATCATGCGCCTTGACGCGGCATACCAGGAAAGCAAGAACAAGAGTGAGGCCGTAACCAGCGCCAAGAAGAAAGCGCGACAGCTTGGCGGGTACGTCGGCGGAACGGCCCCCTACGGCTTCATGCTCAAAGCGGAAACGCGATTCACGGACGCGGGAAAACCCATCGTCGTCCAAATCCCGTACCACGAACCTACCGAAGCAGCGAACATCCGTCAGGTATGGGCAACCATCCGACGCCACTTCGACACCCCCACCGTGGGCGGCAAGACCCACCCGGGATCGCTGTCCGGTATCTGCATACAGATGAACGACGACGCAATACCAACCCGGGGACAACGGGACGGGAAGGACCGAAAGGACTCCCGTTGGGGAGTGTCCACCCTTAAGCGCATCCTGATGGATCCTCGGATCGCAGGTTTTGAAGCCGACCCGGTGTTCGGCGTGAAAGAAGACGGCACACCAAGCACACGAGTGAAGTCGTACCGAATCCGGCGCGACCCCGAGACGGCCGAACCCATCAAGTTCTGTGAGCCGATCATTCCCCCCGCCGAGTGGTACGAACTCCAGGCATGGTTGGAAACGCGCGACCGTGGGCGGGGTCTCGCCCGTGGCACGTCGCTGCTTTCAGGGCTCCGCACACCCGAAAGCGACGCGGTAACGCAATGCGAATGTGGCCGACCCTTCGGGAGCCTGAACGTCACTAGCAAGACGTCGAACCCTGCCTACCGGTGCACCCGGCCCCGTGGCGGTGAATACCCCGGACAACACACCGGCGGTGTCACCATCTCGCAGGAGTACGCCGACGAGTACGTTGCCCGCCGCATCTTTGCCTTGATCCAGGCAGCTGAACGGGACGCCGACGCGGGCGACGTCATGCGGGAGGCTGCAAGGCGCTTCGGGGCGCTCTCAGAGCCCGCTGAGACGGCGCAGGAGCGGCGGGCCCTGGTGGCGGAGCGTGCCGACGCCGTAAGGGCGCTAGAGGAGCTGTACGACGAGCGCGACGAGGGGGGTTTCCGATCGGCAATCGGTCGGCGGCGATTCCTCAAGGCCGAGACAGCGGCAAACGACCGGCTAGAAGCCACCGAGCACCGGCTAGCAGCGCTGGGAGAATCTGACGTGCCGGTGTTGCCGCTCCGACAGTGGTTGCCGGACAGTCCCGACGTCGACCCCATCGGCCCCGGCTCGTGGTGGCATCAAGCCACGTTGGAAGAACGGCGGGCATTCGTCGTGCTGTTCGTTGAGCGGATCACGGTCCGCAAGGGGACCATCCGGGGCGGGCGCCGGAACGACCCCTTGGCGTTCGCGCGGCAAGTCGCTGAGCGCATGACGATCACATGGGCACAGGCACCGGACTACACGGGGTCGAGTGTGGACCTTAGCGGGGCCGCGTAGACCCCTGGGAGCCCCGTAGAGCGCTTCATAGCCCCGTTCGGTCCCTTCCGGCCGGGCGGGGCTTCTTCATGCCCGCAGACGGGCGCACAGGGCGTCGCTACGGAGCGTGTCTCTTTTTTTACTCTCCGTATTGGCATGTACATGTCGCGTCATGACGGGGATGACGGAGCGCGGGCGGGCATACAGCGAACGGGGCCGTCTGAGCTGCACTGATGACGGAGTGATGGTTTTATGGATTTTTCAGAAACGCATTGGAAAGTTACAAGGGTTGCCAGATTTAGCGTCTCGTCCGTCATTCGTCATCAGCGCACACCCCTCCCGCTGAAAAAGTGGCCCGCCAGGGCTCGAAAACCCCCAAAACAGGCCGCTCACTCACTAGATACATAGAGAGGGCGGGATTCCCGCGCACCCCTTTGGTTGTCGGCGGTCTGAGACCCCGCTCTCACTCCGTGTGCACTCCGATGGCTAACTCTCTCCGGCCGTCGTTCTGAGCAAGCACACGGACGTTGGTACGTAGCTCAATTGGTAGAGCACCGGTCTCCAAAACCGGGGGTTGCAGGTTCGATTCCTGCCGGACCAGCTAGCCCGCACGAAACCCCCGGGTGGGGCGAGTAGTGCGGACTTAGGGGCTCCCTCGGGATCCCTAGGCTTAGCGGGTAGCTCCCGTGTTTGGCCTGAAGCGTCTGTAGTTCAGCGGCCCAGAACAGCCCCTTGCCGGGGCTAACGTCGGTTCGAATCCGGCCGGACGCAAGCTAGCCCGCTTAGGCAAATTGGTAAAGCCGTTGGTCTTAGGAACCAAAGTGTCCCGGTTCGAGTCCGGGAGTGGGTACGTGGGCATGGGTGCCGATTCGCGTCGGCCATCCGTGCCCTTGATCGGATGTGGCGTAGTGGTAGCGCACTCGGTTTGGGACCGAGGGGCCGCAGGTTCGATCCCTGCCATCCGGACTCACCTACTCACGTGAGTAGGTGCGACACGAAAGGTTGTGCTGTTGCCTAGCTTCACTCCGCGCCTTACGAACGTTAAGGGCGTTGACAACTCCACGTCTTCGGGTCAGTACGAGGTTCTTCCGGGCGGGTTTGTTGCTTTCGAGCTTCAGATCAACGCTAAGAACGAGATTGAGTCGGCTGACTCCGCTGGTTTCGGCGTGACTCTTCCCGTTCCGGCGCGTGCCAATACGCGTCATTTGTTCACGGTGCACGTCGAGGGTCGACAGGCTGACAACGGCAACTGGTCCGGTGTGGCGCTGACCTTCGGCACTCCAGGCACCGGCAACATTGACCGGGTTCGCCTTCCGGGCCTCACCAATGGCGGGTCTCTCCAGAACATCACCTCTTTCTATGGTGGTGCCGAGGGCGAGATCCTGACCATTTCCGGCGTTTACAAGAGCGCCTAGTTTCGAAGGGTGGCAGGTTTGCGGAACTGCATTGAATGCGCGCAGCCTGCCACCCATCGGGGCCGCTGTAGGCGGCATCACGTGACGTATGAGGGTCGGCCCACTACCAGGGCTCGCCGTCAGCGTCGCGCGCGTACGGCAATCAGTAATGACGCGGCTGCCGTACTCCGCAAGGAACTTCGGGCAAATGCGCGTGAGCTTGAGTATGTGGCTTGCGCTATGTGCCCCGGTCATTTCCCACTCTCCGGGGTGGACGTTGACCATGTCATCCCGCTGTCTGCGGGTGGCCGAGACGTTGCGTCGAATCTCCAGGTCCTGTGTAAGGCGTGCCACGCGGATAAGACCCGTGGGGACATGGGCTACGGGGCGCCCCGCATATAGGGGGCCTGGTATTTGCTACCCCCGTTACCTACTGCATGGGGGCACGTACCGGCATAGGGGGCAGCTGTGGGGGGTTGGGTAGGCAGTACCCGCAAGGGGCGGCTACCGGCTGACTGGCGTACTCGTAGGGCCCACGTGCTATCCCGCGATCACCACCTATGCCAATGGGTGAGGGTGGATACGGGGGGACTGTGCGGCATGCTGGCAACAGACGTTGATCACATCAACCCTGGTGACGATCACAGTACGACCAATCTCCAGTCCCTCTGTCGCTATCATCACGCACGCAAGAGCGCGAGTGAAGGCGCGACAGCAGCGAACAAGCTTCGGCCAACGCGAGAGCGAGACACAACGTCTCTTGGCTCGATGCGCAAGGCGATGCTTGATCGAACGATCAATGATGATGATCGTTGATCCCGAGTGGCTGAGCGTGACGCTTTCGACTCCGCTCATCACAAAGGGTGGGGGATGACCCCCCACCCCCTTTCACCCGAGCCGGGGGCCAATAGCAGCCTTGCCGGTGTACGGGTCTCGAACTTTTTCAGTAGGCAGCTCAACACCGCGCGCACACGCGAAAGCCCCCGCCGTAGCAGGGGCTTTGCTCAGTGGCCGTAGCGTTCCTGGGCCCATTCCTTGGCTTCCTTGATTGTCGCAAGTCCGGTCTTGCGCAGGATCATCCCTGGCTGACCATCTGTGCCGGTCAAGACGTTGTATGACCCTTCGCGGCCGGTGATTGCCAGTGTCCGCCCGTAGAACTTGCCGTGCCATTGGGTCCGCATGGGGTGGACCGTGCCATCGGCCGTGACTTCTTCCCACTCGATCATCTGTGTTCCTCTCGTTGTGTGACGGGTGGACCGTACCACGGCAAGGGGGGTGACCATGGCAGGCTTCGGGCCCCCTCCCAAGGAGCACAAGCGTCGCCGGAATGCCGACACGTTCGCCGCAGAGGCGGACGCGCCGGATATCTCCGCTGTGGACGCTCCCGCACTGCCTACGCCTAAGCGTTGGCTCAAGGGCACGCGCGATTGGTGGGCTACTTGGGCTGAGAGTGGCCAGGCTTCACACTTCACTGCGACCGATTGGCAGCGCCTGCTAGCGCTCTTGCCGCTGGTCGACAGCTACAACCGACTTACCGTCTCGGCGAATGCCGAGGACACGCGCAAGATGCGCGCAGCGTTGGAGATCATCAAAGAGGTTCGGCAGAACGAATCCCTACTCGGCGCGACCCACGTTGACCGCCTACGCGGTCGCATGACTACTACCAACCCCGGCAAGTCCACGGACGGCCCAACGGCCGCAGTGCTTGACCTGAGCGCTTACAAGGGGATGTTTGCCGAAGGGGGCTGACCATGCAGACGGGAAATCTCCCCGATGGGTGGCCGGAACGGTCCCTTGGCTGGCACATCCTCGCTTGGACTACGCGCTACATCCGTCAGCCTGACGGCCCCCGCGCCGGTGAGCCGTTCGTGTTCACCCGTGAACAAGTCCGGTTCCTGGTCTGGTTTTACGCGCTAGACGAGAGCAACAAGTTCCGCTATCGCATGGGTGTGCTCCGGCGTAGCAAGGGGTGGGGAAAGTCCCCGTTGCTTGGCGCGTTCGCGCTGATCGAGTTCGTGGGTCCATGCGTCCCGGATCCGGACGGCCCGGGGGTTATTGATCCGTTCGGTCGGTGGCACCCGTCCGGCATGCGTCGGAACGCGGCATGGGTGCAGATGGCCGCTGTTTCGTATCAGCAGGTCATGAACACGCTTGAGCCGGTGCGCGGAATGCTCGCCGAGGGTCCGGCGGTTGCCGACTACGGCATTGACCCCGGTAAGACGCTCATTCAGTTCAATCACGGAATCGGGAAGATCGAGCCGGTTACGGCGTCGTCGGCATCCCTAGAAGGTGCCCGCCCCAACTTTGTTGTGGGGGACGAGATTCACCATTGGCTGTACTCGCAGGGCGGTATGAAGATGATTCAGGTCATCAAGCGAAACCTTGCGAAGGTGGGCGGTCGCGCCGTTCTCACGACGAACGCGCATGATCCGTCCGAAGAGACCGTTGGACGCGCTGAGTATGAAGCGCATCTAGCCCGCAAGGAAGACGGGGGCCTAGATGACGTCCTGTACGACTGCGTAGAGGCTCCGGCGGAGTCTTGGGAGCCTTCGGACCCGGACACTGTCCGAGGCGGTCTAAGGGCCGCCTACGGCGATTCGGTGTGGGTCGACCTTGAGCGCCTGCTAGCTGAGATCTACGACCCGACCGCCGACGCGCAGGAAAAGCGACGGTTCTACATGAATCAGGTAGTTGCATCTTCCGACGCGTGGCTAGAGCCGCTGGACGTCGATGCGGCGGCTGCCCCCCTTGATCCTCCCGAGGATGGCGAGATGATCACACTGGGGTTCGATGGTTCGCGCGGACATGACGCAACCGGGCTGGTTGCTTGCGACGTGAGCACCGGCCACGTGTGGCCCCTGGGTATCTGGCAGCGTCCAGACGGCCCGGAAGCACACGGGTGGGAGGTTGACCGTGAGGCGGTTGATACGGCCGTTAGAACGGCGTTTGAGCGTTGGGACGTCGTGGCGTTCTTCGCTGACTTGGCGTTCTTCGAGGGGTACGTAGACCGATGGGCCGAGGACTTCCGAGACTCACTATTCGTCAAGGCTGCCCCCGGTCACTCTGTCGCGTTCGATATGCGTCGCCGAACTAAGGACTTCACCGCTGCTGCCGAATCGACGGTTGCCGCATTTGAGGACCGGACGATCACGATCAAGAACGATTCGCGCCTAGTGACGCACCTCAAGAACGCTCGCCGTCGACCCAATGCGTTCGGCGTGAGCTTCGGCAAGGAGTCGCGCGAGTCTGACCGCAAGGTTGATGCCGCCGCCGCCCTGGTGCTGGCACGCGAAGCACGCCGTAAGGCCATTGAGGCAGGCGTGATCGAGAAGCGCGCCCGTCCGGGTGACGCCACCGTTTATGGATTCTGAGCGTTGGGCCCCCACCTACTCACGTGAGTAGGTGGGATGCGTGCCCCGCTTTTGGGGGTACGTATGGACGTCCGTAGCCTGCTAAGGCTTGGCCTAGCCCAGCGCAAGGCGGAGATGCCGGAACTGGTCCGCGTCGACAAGTACATGAGGGGCATCCAGGATGCGCCGTACATGCCGAAGCGCGCCGAAGCGGAGTTTCGCCGTCTCGTTGCGCGGTCGCTTGAGAACTGGCTACCGCTGATCGTCGGTGTGGTCGCGCAGAACCTTCGAGTAGAGGGATACCGCAGCGTCGACAACCCCAACGACCTTGAGCCGTGGGGCTATTGGTCGGCGAATCAGCTCGACTCGCGACAGAATGCCGTTCATCGAGCGGCCCTCACCTTCGGTCGTGGCTACGTCGCCGTGACTCCGGGGGACAGTGGTCCGGCTATCCGGCCCGTTTCTCCGCTGTCCGTGACTGGTGTTGCGATCGAGCCCGATGCGGAATGGCTTGACGGAGCTGTCCGGTTCCTGGGGCGCGTGAAGAACGGCAGTAAGACGCTTGAGCGTTGGGAAGTCTGGGACGACTACGGCATTACTGAAGTGCTGACCCCCGAGGGTGAGCACGACAAGCCGGATGTGTGGGCGGTCGGCGAGACCAGTCCGCATGGCCTGTCCAGGTGCCCCATCGTCCCGTTCCGGAACCGTTGGGCCGATGCGCCGGACGCAAAGCCTCATGAGCTAGGGGAAGTTGCCCCGCTCATTCCGATTCAGGATCGGCTCAACGAGACCACGCTAAACATGAAGATCGCTGAGTCTTTCTCGGCTTTCCGGCAGCGCTGGGCAACTGGCATCAGTATTCCGCGCGACCCTAAGACGGGTAAGCCGGTTGACTCGTTCCATGCTGCCGTTGACCGCATGTGGATGGTGGAGAACAAGGATGTCAAGTTCGGCGAGTTCTCCCAGACTGACCTAGGCGGTTACCTCTCGTCCCGAGAGGCCGCTATCAAGTCCATGTCCGCCATTGCGCAGGTTCCGCCCCATTACCTACTCGGCGGAATGGTGAACATCTCGGCCGACGCGCTGACGGCTGCCGAGAGTGGCTTGAGTCGCAAGGTGCACGAACGGCAGATGATGTTCGGTGAGGCTTGGGAACAGGTGCTACGTCTCGCCAGTGAGGCGGACGGCGCCGAAGGTGCGGCCGGTGACACGTCGGCCCGGATCATCTGGCATGACGCCGAAGCGCGTTCGCTGTCTCAGACAGTCGATGCACTCGGCAAGCTGTCCACCATGCTAGGCGTGCCATCCGAGGCCCTGTGGGAGCGCGTGCCGGGCATAACGTCGTTCGACGTCCAGGCATGGCGTGAGGCTGCAAACCTTAAGGGTCAGCGTGAAAAGGATCTCGCCGCCTCACTAGACGACATTCTTCGCGGTGCACCGTTGCCATTCCAGGCTGACGGTGGTGGCAATGGCGGTCAGTGACCTAGGCGAAGAGCTAACCGCAGCACACCAACGCGCACAACGCGCACTTACGGGCAACGCGCTTAAGCGGCTATCCGCCGCATGGGCGGCAGTTGACCCGGCGGATGAGGTTTCATGGTTGCGATACGTCGCCGAGGCGGAAGAACTCTGCCGTTCGGCGCGTACCCGCTCCGGGCAGGTGGCTTTTCGGTACCTAGAACGGTTCCGGAAAGCTGAGTTGCACGCACTCGGCATGATTGCCGACGGTCTCACGGTTGCTAGGCCCGGCGTTGCCGTGGCGGGGGAGCTTGAGAGCTTGATAGCTGGGCATGGCCCCGCTTTCGTGAGACGTCTCGTAGCTAACGGTGTGTCGCTCGAAGAGGCCAAGCGCCTTGCGCTTTCTGGGCAGTTCGGCAGCATCACCGGTCACATTCTTGGTTCGGGCCGGTCCGTCATTAGTGCCGGAATCAGCGGCGACCGGAAGTGCATCGGCTACCGCCGAGTGTGTAGCGGTGCCGCTTGCTCGTTCTGCGCAATGCTCGCCACCCGAGGCGCCGTCTACAAGGAGAACTCATTCCGTGGCCGTGGCGCCGGTGGGGTGAGTCTCGCGTCTCGCGGCAAGGCTTCACCGAAGGGTGCCCAGGTGCACCGCGCGTGTCAGTGCCATATGGAGCCTGTCTACTCGCGCAACTCTCGCCCTAACGCGACTGCTCTGCGGTACGAGGGGCTTTGGAGAGAAGCCAAGGGCAACCCGCTCGAATTCCGCCGTCTCGTCGAGGGGCGCGCGTGACTCACCTACTCACGTGAGTAGGTGACTGGACATCAGGAGAGTTCCCGTATGAGTGATGAGATCAAGCCGGACGCCGAGACCACCGACGAGACTCCGACTGTTCCGCCTATGCCGACCGAGCCCCCAAGTGTTGGGGGTGGCGACGACACGTCCGCAGAGCTTGAGCGTCTACGCGCTGAGCTTGCGCAGGTTGCGCCAATTGTGCAGGCGCATAAGGACGCTGAAGAGGCGCGCAAGACCGAGGAACAGAAGCTACGCGACGCGCTAGAGGGTGCGGAGCGAGAGCGGGATGCGGCGCGACGGGGCCTGATGCTCCGTGAAGTCGCCGAGGAATCCGGCCTAGCTTCCGACGTCGTGGCCCTTATTCAGGGTGCGACTAAGGACGAGCTACTAGCGGCGGCACAGAAGATCGCTGAGCAGTCCAAGGGCAAGGGTGTAGGCGCCCGCCCAACTCCCCGTGTGGGCGGTGGCACTGACGCGCCGCCCAACGATTCCGACGATATCGACCCGGTCAAGCTGGCACGGGCTATCGCTAAGCGCGTGCGCTTCTAAGCGACGCTGAAGAAAGGTATTTGGCATGGCTGACAACGTGTTCGTCAAGGCAGAGAAGCTAGCGGCGGCTACCCTCGGACTGCTTGATCACCAGGTAATCCTAGGCTCGCTTGTTGCCCGCGATTCCGGCGCTGACTTCGTCGGTGCTTCCGGTGACACTGTCAACATCAAGCGCCCGTCCAAGCTGATTGGTTCCGAAGAGGCGCTAACCCGGTCCAGCACTCGTGAGATCGAGTCCGAGAACCTGGCCGAGTGGAAGATTGCTGTCAAGCTCGACACTCACGTCTATTCGGCGGTCGATCTCTCCGACGCTGAACTAACCCTAGACGTTGAGGACTTCGGTGCTCAGGTTCTCGACCCGCAGGCTAAGACCATCGTCCGGCGCATCGAGAAGAAGCTAGCGACTGCTCTTCAGTCGGCCCCGGCTATCGGCACTGTCGATGTCGACAAGGACACCGGCGACGAGGTTACGGCGGGCAGTGTCCGGAAGGCGATCGTCAAGGCTCGCAACAAGCTCAACCGCCAGGACGTCCCGGTTTCCGGCCGGTACCTGGTTGTTGGTGCTGACGTCGAGTCGGCGCTACTCAACGACCCGACGCTAGTTCGCGTCGACACGTCCGGCACTGACAGCGTGCTGCGTGAGTCCATCATCGGTCGCCTAGCCGGTTTCACCATCGTCGTGTCGAACGACGTTGACCCCGGAACCGCTATCGCGTTCCACCCGTCCGCCTACATTCTCGTGAACCGTGCGCCGGTTGTTCCGACGTCCGCTCAGGGTGCTTCGCAGTCCTACGAGGGCCTGTCGGTCCGTGTGATGCGTGACTACAACTCGAAGACCGCTTCGGACCGTTCGTTCCTCTCCACCTACACCGGTATCGGTGAGGTCAAGGATGCTCCCGAGGGCACCCCGAAGGGTCAGGAAGAGGCCAAGGCGACTCAGCTTCGGGCTGTCTCGTTCAAGCTCAAGCCTGTCACTGTTACCCCGCCGGTCGAGGGTAAGTAGTCATGGCTGAGCCTCTGGTCCCCATTGAGGACTTTGAGGCTCGCCTACCCGAGCCCCTTACTCCTGATGAGCGTAAGCGCGTCGCGCTGCTGCTACAGGATGCATCGGACTTGATTCGTGAAGAGGTGGGCCCGGTAGAGATACCGGCCCCGCCTCCTTTCACGGTCCGACAGCTAGTAATGGATCTAGCCGGGCGAGTCTTGAACAACCCAAAGGGCATCACAACCGAGAACATCGGCGATTACTCGTACAGCCTTTCGCGGGTCGCCATCAACGGCATGTCGCTTATGCCGTCTGAGCGTGAGGCGCTTTATCGCTGCCTCGGACTTCAGTACATGGGGTCCGTCCCCATGTCGTCCGGCCCGACGTTCGAGACGTTGCGCCGTGAGACACCTACCGGTTGGGCGGACGGCGAAACCGTAACGTGGGGGTGGTGACATGCGCGCTGAGCTTCTACCCGATGCGTGTGTCATCGTGCGTCCGGGGCTCTCTAAGGACCGGTACGGCAACGAGATAGCCGATTGGTCCACGGGTACCCGGGAAGCCGTCTACGGCCGTCTGGTGCCCCGTTCTGTGGCTGTACAGGGCAACGGGGAGCTGACCGGGGCCAAGCGGGAGTACACCGAGGCGGCATGGGCGCTGATTCTGCCCGCCGGAACGGTCATCAACTCGCGGTGCAGAGTCGAGACGGCTACCGGAACATTCATGGTGCAGGGGCACCCGGTCACGCGCCGGACGATGTCCCGTGCGCACCACATCACGGCGAACCTATCGGCGGTGGTCTGACATGGCGCGTACTGGAGTCCGCGTAGTGGTGGATGAGTCCGCAATTCAGCGCCTGGCACAGAGCAGTGAGGTTAAGGGACTGCTCAACTCCGCAGCTTCTTCCGCGCTTTCGATAGCCCGTGCTGGTGCCCCGGATGAAGAGGGGTTCAGTTCGTCGTTCTCGATTCGCGAGGGTGTGAAGGGGCGAGGGAACGGATCCTACGTCTGGGTTCGCGTGTGGAACAGTTCCCCGATCGCGAACCTGATTGAGTTCGGAGCCCCTAAGCGCCGTGGCCCCCGCCGGAACGGCCGGTACCTGGGGCGTGCATTTGATGCCGCTGTTGGTCGGCTTACGGGGGGTGGCTGATGCCTCCTGTGTTCCCGGACGTGGAATCCATGGTTATCCGACATCTGCGCAGTTTGCTGCCGGATGACGTGGAGTACGGGACTTTCGTCCCCCACGACTACGACGGCTCACGGCCGTTCGTGATGGTGCACCGCATTGGCGGGTTTATGAATTGGCCCGCACTGGATAACGCCACGGTCGAAATCGAAGTGTGGTCGAACTCCCGTGAGCGCGGTCACGACGTCGCGCAGTTGGTTGCTTCCGAGCTAATGGCTACGCGCCTTACCGGCAAGCCGTTCGCGCGAGTCGTCGTCATCGCTGGACTCACATACATGGTCGAGGACCTGACGGAGCTTTCCGAATGGGTCTGCACCTACCAAATTTCCGTACGACCCGAAAGGGGTTGACCATGGCGCGTGACGCTGAGGGTTTCAACACTGACCTAGTGCGGGTGGCAGTCACCGGCACCATTTACAAGGCCCCCGTTGGCACGGCGGCCCCCGCTCCGGGTGAGGCTGTCGGCAAGTCGTTCGTGCCACTCGGCACGTTCACTGATGACGGCGTGGAGCACGAGTTTTCCGAGGACACCGAAGAGGTCAAGTCCTGGCAGCGTGGCACGGTCCGCGTGATCGTCACCGGCCGGACCCTGACTCTCAAGCTTTCGGCTCTTGAGTCGTCCCCGGCCGTTCTCGGCGACTTCTACGGCGCTTCGCCGGTAGTCGACGCATCCACCAAGACTGTGACGCTGGATGTGAAGCCAAGCGTTTCCCGTCCCAAGTCTGCGTATCTGTTCGAGTGGCAGGACGGTGACGACCGGATTTGGCGGATGTTCATTCCGACCGGTCAGGTTTCCGAGGTCGAGTCGCCTAAGTTCTCGTCCGCTGAGGCGGTCACGTGGGGCATGACGATTCAGGCGCTTGGCGGTGGTTCTGCGCTTGCACAGTGGCAGATCACCGACCCCGGTTTTGCTGCGGAGCTTGAGACTCCGCCCACTGGCGAGTAGCCCACCCGGGGTCACCTCCTCACGTGAGTAGGTGACCCCACCCTTTCCCCCTTGCTCATTCATAGACTTTCGGAGAGTTCACTATGTCCAAGCCCGGTAAGGTTCGTTACAAGCTAGAGACGCTGCGTCAGGCGCACGCCGACAAGAACGGCGGCGACGCTATCGCCTTTGAGTTCGCTGGTGAGACGTTCGAGATTGCGGCCCCGGGCTTCTGGCCGGACGCTGCGAAGGTTGCCCTAAAGGCCGGTGATGACATCGGTGCGGCCGGTGCGCTGATGGGGGGTCGGTACGACGAGTTCACTGCCATGGGTGGCCGCGCTGACGACGTGATGATTGTGGTTGCTGCCTATGCAGATGAGCAGGGTATCGACCTGGGGGAATAACAGCGCTCGCCGAGTTCGTGGAGGAGTTCGGGGAAGACCTGGAGTCGGACCTTTTGAGGTTCTGGAACCTGGATCTAGTGGCGGATTTGGGAACCCCTCGGCTGACTTGGCGTCGGCTGAGGATTCTCATTGAGCGGCTGCCCCCCGAGTCCTCCGTATTTCGCAGCGTGGTCGGGGAAGAGGCCGCGTTGTGGACGCCGGACCGGCACCTATTGGCGGGCGTGTTGGATCGTTTGGGGACAACTTCATATTTGCTGGGTGGTGTGCTTGTGACGCTCGGAGCCGTTAAGGAGAATCCGGTTCCGGAGCCTAGGTCGCTTCCGCGTCCGGGGGTTGATGTCGCGGAAACGGAACCTGCCAACAACCGTGGACTGATGACGTTGGCACAGAAGATGGGGCAGCCGGTGAAGCTGTCCTAGGGGGTGTGGGGGATGGCCGCGAACGCAATGCGCGCCGGTGCCGCGTACATCGAGCTACAGGCGCGTGCCGACCGGCTCATGTCCGATGTGCAGCGTGCTGCTAGGCAAGCGGGTATGGCCGCTGGTGCAACGCTCTCACGGAGCATGACTCAGCGTATGGCGTCGATGGGTTCCACTATGCGGAACGTCGGCGGAACGATGACTAAGAGCCTGTCGCTACCGCTTGCCGGTATCGGCACGGCTGTCATCAAGATGGGCTCTGACTTTCAGTACCAGATGGGCCGAGTAAAGAACATCTCGCAGGCCACGGGCGGCGACTTCGAGATGATGCGTAAGCAAGCCAAGGATCTAGGGGCTTCAACGCAGTTCAGTGCTACTCAGGCAGCGCAAGGTATGGAATACCTTGCTATGGCCGGGTTCAAGCCCAAGCAGATCTATGAGGCGATGCCCGCCGTTCTGAACGGTGCGGCGGCTGCAAATATGGATCTCGGCGATACGGCCAACATCGTTTCCAACATCATGACCGGGTTTGGCCTCAAGGCGAATGAGGCGACCCGCGCGACGGACCTTCTTACTAAGGCGTCGCAGATGGGTAACGTTGACGTTGCCGGTCTAGGTGAGTCGTTCAAGTACGGCGGAAGCATGGCCAAGATGGCCGGTCTTTCCGTTGAGGAAACCGCCGCAGCGTTCACCCTGATGGGTAACGCCGGTATGCAGGGCTCCATGGGTGGTA